GTTTTTAATAATCCTCGGCCGAGTCCTTCTGTTATGACTTCATTAATCTTCATCTTTGATCTTCCTAATGCCACGTGAGAACTTAGTAGGATCTTGGCCTTTGATAGCGTTTAATAAACGATTTTCTAACTTAGTAGCTGTTTCAACATCATAGTTTTCGCGTATATGATTGATGAGGTTGATAGCACCGTTGATGATATTATTGGCACGTGACTCTAGTAGATTTTCCTTGTCTTTGTGTGTTAATAACTCGTCTAGCTCAGTGAGTAGGCTACGTGTGCGTTTCTGCAAGATTTCTGCTCCGGTTTAGAGTATTTATCGAAGATTAAAATTTAATTTAACTTAGTATAGCATGGATTAAATAGCTTTACAATGAATGATTATTTTTGCGTATTACCTTTTTTTGGTGCTGAATATACTCCATCTGGATTCTCTACTCCTTGTTGTTTATTACCAAAAGACACAGATATAAAACAATTACAAACAGAAATGCTCGCTGGGCAACGTCCTATTGCCTGCAAAAAATGTTGGATTTTGGAAGATCAGAATAAAATCAGTGATAGACAATTAAAAAACTCTGCTTTTGATTTTTATAAAAATCAGGCTATAGAATTCATTGAAGAAGATTGCAGGAGGGGAGATTATTCTACTCAAATAGTTAAATTATACACATCAAACTTATGTAACGGTACCTGTGTTACCTGCGGCCCGGTGGCTAGCACAGCATGGGCAACTTTAAAAAATATTAAAATATTGTCAACTATTGAACAACCTATCATCGATTCTTTCAATTATAAAGATTTTACCATGGTAAATTTTGTAGGTGGGGAACCTTTAAAAGAAAAGAAAAACTTTGATATATTATTAAAATTAATTGCTGTTGGCAATACCGCTTGCTTTATTTCGATAACTACAAATGGTTCTGTACAACTATCAACTAAACAAAAAAATATACTAAGAGAATTTAAAAATTTAAATATTTGTTTGAGTATCGATGGAATAGAAAAAAGATTTGAATATATGAGATTTCCACTCAAATGGGATGTCCTAATAGAAAATATTAAGTTTTTTAAAGAAAATAGTATTCAATTAAGTGTTAGCTATACTATCAGCAATTTAAGTATATTTTATATTGAAGAAACGTTAGCTTGGTTTAATTTGCAAGGTATTGATCACAATTACAATCTTGTTTATGATCCCAGCTATTTTTCACCTAACGCATTGCCGTTAGAAGTAAAGCAGTCGCTGGGACCTATAGCTAGATCTATTATAGACATCAGCAGAGACTCTGTCGAGGATGATAAAAACTTCCACTTGTGCTGTAAAGAACTACGCAACCAAGATCATATGAAAGGTATTGATATAAATAATTATCTTCCAGAGTTTAGTCAGATAATGATTGATACTGAGATTCTATTTTAACTACATCATCCCAAGAGTAGAATTGTTGTTGATCTATAGACCACAGGCGTTGTGATTCTCTATACCCATTGATATCCTCAAATACTCCGACGGTAAACGCTATACTCCAATCATTGAACCAATCATTAATTGCCCATTGATTAATTAACTCTTGGATACTGCAAACTCTATTGGGCCAATCTAGTGTATACGGTAATTGTTGACTTTGGTAATCATTAAAGAAGTTCAATTGTGAATCATTCAACTTAATGCCCAACAGGCATTCAATAAAACTTTGATTGTTAAGATCAGCATAATCTATACAACCGTTTGTCGGGGTAATATTGTCTAGATATTTCTTCCACTCAACAATATGAATAAGATGATTATCAATAGCGTTAGGTAATGTTGTGGTTAATTTTTTGTGCGATATATTCCATAAGACGTTGCCTACTTTGTTATAGGGATAGATCTGTATAATTTTAGCTTTAGGGAATGTTGTAGTTAATAACTGTTGATCAAAATTATGTGTTACTACTGCTATATGATTGTTTAATTTGAGAAGCTCGTATTCTAAATTTCGTCTACCATTGATAGCTAGAACTTTGGGGTGTTTATCCAAATCGACTTTGAAAGTTGATTGATCGTTAAGATTATAATCAGCATATAGTCTGGCTAGGAAATTACCTGAGCACCCTTCTAGATGACTGATTACAAGTTGAACTTGGTCTTTAATGCTGTTGCCCATAATTGGTGTGTTTTAATTCCTGGGTGTATTTTATCTTCTGCTTTGTCGATCATAGTTTCATAGGTCAAGGAGAATATAAGCGGATGAGTGTACTCATCTATTATGAATACTGTTGCGTTAGGTAATGTTAAAGTTGACTTATTGTATTTAGATTCTCTTAACTGTAATATTACATTACCTAACGGATTAACCTGTTTATAATGATTAATAATATCATCGTTGGTCATCAGGAATCCAGCAGTAGCGTAACAATTAATTTTATAATCGCCTAGTTGTTGATGCCAGCATTGATCAAACTCTAGACCTACACCAAAACTAAAGCTACTACCAAATATGGAGATATCGGGTGTTGGATGATGTTCTGGCCCCCGATACCCAATACTATTAAATTCATAATTTATTTTATTGCCGGAAGTGTGTTTAGCAAAGTAATCATACTTCTTAGAAGAATATTTTCCTAACCAATCCTTGTAGTAATTAACAGATCCAGATTCGTAGGACATTCGTTAATCTGAAGTATTCTTAAGACCAGCTAGCATGCTCTTAAGTTTACTACTATCTACACTAGCTTGTATTTTAGATTCTTCGCTAGGTGCTACTGTTGACCCTGTTTTGATCTGACTCAGGATATTAGTCGCTCCAACTCCACGTAAGCCGCTTTCTTGTGCTTCTTCACCTGGGTCAGTAATTCTAAGTGTTTCTAAATCATACTCTAGATCTACTTTCATACCTACGCCACTTGAACTACGTGTTTTCATAAGTTGTAGTTGATAGCGACCACGCTCACGCATGGCTCTTGAAGTAAAGATACCAAACACATTATCCGCTGTGTTGATCTTGCTCAAACCGCCGGCGATATGACTGTGATCAAATTCAATTTCTTCTACTGCTCCACGATTCAGCTGACTGGCTGTGATCATCAAGATGTTTAATTCTTTGGATAGATTACGCAGTTCTTCTGACACATATTTGTCCTTGACAAACAAGTCATTTGGACTGACTTTGGCACTCACTGGCATGACCAAGTCCAAATAGTCCACCATGATAAAGTCTATTCGTAAGCCTGTCTGTACTTGTAGTTCTTTAAGATAAGATCTAATTTGATTTACATTACTCTGTGCTGGCATGTATTTGATACGCAAGGCACCTGACTTCTTACCTACCATCTTGACTTTCATTTCAACAGTGTCCAGATCCTTGAATACTTCTTTGGTGCTACAGTTGGCTACCATACTGTCCATACGCATGGCACACAAGCCCTCACTTAATTCTAATGTCAAGAATACACCATTGAGTCCTTGTGTCGCCCAATTGATCGCTATGTTCTGCATGAATAAACTTTTACCACTACCAGATCCGCCTGCAAAGATGTTAAGTTCACCGCGGTTCATACCACCAAATAATCTCTTATCAAGAGTTGGCCAACCTGTCGATACTTGGCCATTATTACTTTTAATCGCCAATAACCTAGCACGTGGATCCAAGAAATAGTCAGTGCCCATGTCTTTGGTTAATGATATTTGTACCGCATCTTTGATAAGTTTTTCTACGGGATCATAATCACCCTTTTCCAACAAGTCTGCAGATTTAAGGATCGCACGTTCAAGTTCATTACGGCGGGTAAATCCTTCAAACTCTGCCATGAACCAACTGTAGTGATCTTCTGTTAGGTCTGGCACACGTTTAAGATCAACACCAGTGACTGCCCGAACCTGCTCATGTGTGGGTATGGCTTTGTGGTCATCTGTGTGTGTCTTGATAAACTTGGCCACTTCACGTAGACTTCGATCAAAGTTTTCTGGATTATAGATATTCTGCACACGCACATAACTCTGTGGGTCTTCTAGCATCATTTCTAAAAATAGTTTCTGTAATTCTGGGCTATATTCTTTTGTCATATATATTTAATTATACAGTTTCTTTTTCATAAGTTCAATCTTGAGTTTACTCGTCTGTTTAGCATCTAAGATAGTTTTCATCACAAACAACTTGCCATATTTTACCACTGCTTCATTTATGTCTTTTGAAGTTTCTAACCATACAGGAAAACTTACACTCCAGCCATATTCAACGGCATTGTTGATCATTTTTGCACCAGCTCGGTCTCGATCAGCAACTACTATGACTTCTCTGCCTAGGCTTTCTATAATGTCTGCTTGTGTTTCGTTACACTCATTATTTAACACCGCTACACCATCTATGCTCATAGCATCAAACGGTCCTTCACACACAATGACAAACTTGCTGTCTGGCAGTTGATTGTTTATATTAAACACAAAGTTTGGTTCATAGCTACTGTAGTATTTTGGTTTGACTCCATCAGTGACAGCACGGGCAGTATAACCAATGGTACGGCCTTGCCAGATAAACGGA